GTGGAAATCCAGTAAATGAACCACCTCGGCCAAGACCCAGCGGATTCAATCTTGGCTAGTTATACGCCCGATATGGCAGAGCATATCGACACGCTCCAAGATCGGGTAAAGGAACGGCTCGCAAAAATGCAAGCGATGAACCCTAGCATCGACCTAGACCAGCTAGCCAAGCTCACGGCTGAGGTGGTGGAGCAGACCATAAAGCACGAGGGCGACAGCCAAATGTTGAGGCACCGGCGGGACGATACCTTGGACGAATCCTTGCTAGCCCTAGCCACGAACCGAAGCCCCGACTCGCTGACCTCCATCGCAAAGCGTTACATCAACCCAAGCACCGGAAAGCCCTATACCAGAGCGGCCATCTCGGCACGCCTTACGGAGCTATCACAACGGACTGGGCTGGTGCTACGCATCCAGAGGAGCGAAAGGGTGAGGCAGATTTACAAGGAGCGAGCCTTGAGGGTGCATAAAAAGAGGCGGGAAGAATGCCCCAAATGGAACTCGGAAGCGTGGGCAAAAGGCATAAAACCACGAGGAAAAAAACGGTGAGGGCAGGCTCGAAAGTGATATGTGTGGACGACCGATTCCCCACAGAGATCATCCTTTTCTACAACCACCTACCAATCAAAGACAAGGTCTATGTGGTAAGGGGGATGGGGGTAGGGGTAGGGCTGAACGGCCAAGAGGGCGAGGTTGTGGTCTACCTTGAGGGGCTAAAGAACCCATGCTCGACCACGCCGCCCCACCCAGAGCGAGGCTTTCACGCCGACAGATTTCGAGAGATCGAACCACCCGCCGAAGTCGAAAATGAGGAACTCGTTGAGGCCACGGCATAACCCAAAAAGGACATCCCAAAATGAGCGAAAAGCAAATAGGAATGGAGCTACAACGCACAGTCAAGGCACTAGAAAAGGCCAAGGAAACAGCCATTGAACAGATGGGGCAGGCCATCGGACTAGCCGCAGACGCAGGCGACATCCTCCTGTCGGCACGGACAGAGGGGCTAGACCTCGAAGCCATCCAAGACATAGCCCAAATAAACGGTGAGCAGGCAAGGCGATATGAGCGTGTAGCCAAGGCAAGGCCATCCCTCCAAGCCCCCACACCCGGTGGCCTCAAGCAGTTAGCACTATGGACTGGGCTACTACCAGACCCTATCGAGACCTCCAACCCCAAGGCCGAGCAGGCTTGGCACTCCTACATAATCAAGGCTCGCCAATGGCTAGCACGCAAGAGCCCTACCCAATGGACACCCGCCCAGCGCACCCAATTCGTTGAGGAGGCAAGGCCGATAGTCGAGGCGTTCAAAGAGGCAGGGGGGGAGCTATGACAAAAGGGATATGCGACTTACGCAAGATTCTACACAAGGCACAAGTGCGACTTACGCAAGCAGGGTCGTTGAGTATAGGGTACTTACGCAAGATAGGGTCATTAGTGCGTGGTGTCAACAAGTTAACAGATTCCTATCTGCCCAATCCCTCCAAAACAGGTTCCGACCGCAAACTTTTTGTACGAGTTTAGTCTAAAACCTTTATCTCAACACACTTATGCAAACAGAATCTCTAAAAATTAATAAGAATAAATTTGGTCGCACAATTTATGATGAGGCCAAAGTTTTAGAGCTTCGGGCAACTGGGCTAGGTATGAGAAAAATTCACAATCAAACGCTTATTCCCAAAACGACACTTCATAGAATCTTTAAGCGCAACAACATTGAAACTTTTCCATATCAGACAAAAAGATGGGGCAACGCATTCCGGATTAAGGAAAGAAAAAGGATGGTTGGGCAAATATTCAAAAGGGGATCAGAGGCAAGAACTATAACGGCCAAAGTTATTAGGGCAATTAGGGTTGGTTCTTCTTTGTTTGAATCAATAGAAAGATGCGGGGCTTGTCCAGAAATAGCCTTACGATGGCTCAAAAAAACAAAAAGCTATGATGCCCTTAAATGGAGAGAGCAAAAAAGAAAGATATCACTTGGCCTATCGGCAGAACAGATGGAGCTACAAAAAGAACATCGCATTAAGAAAACGATGGAAATGCGAAAGGCAAAGTATATAGAAGCACGAAAAAATACCGCCATTCTGATCAAATCATTAAGGGCTGGGATACCGATTGAGATCACGGCAAATCAACTCGGCCTAAACAAATCAACCGCATGGAATTGGGTATATAAAACAAAAGCGTATAAAATTTTGCGGAATAAAATGAATTGCAATTTGAAATACCCCCGCAAAAAGAATATTGGGGTCTTGTCTAAAAAATACACATCGGAAAAGAAAATGATGCCCGATGCTCGCCAATATGTTGTTGCGGCAAACATCGGCAAGGGCGTTGTCGAGGAAAAGGAAACATGGAAAACAAACCAAATTGGGCAGGGGAGATCGGGACTAAGGGCGGATTTTTTTGTAAAAGAAGATAACCATATATACGAATGCAAGCAAAGGTGTGATCCCGGAACATCTCAAAGAATGATAGGGCAAATTTTCATTTATATAATGGCGGGGTATAGGGTTTCGGCAATAATGCCAAACGACATTATTATCCCAAGCTACCTATCTGAAGCCCTTGAAAGAATGAAAGTCGAAATGATTCTTATATGAAATACCCACAACTTCTAACAAAAAGAATCAGCGAACTTTCTCCCGCAAAATACAATCCCAGAAAAATTACTTCTGATGCTTTGGGTAGGCTCACAAAATCTTTGAGCGAACTTGGGAATCTTCAGCCGATAACTTGGAACGCCAAGACCGGGAACATAGTCGGAGGCCATCAGCGGCTGAAATGCTATCAAGCCCTCGGCAAAGATGAAATCGAGGTATGGGCGGTCTGGTTGGATGAGGCAAAAGAGAAGGCGGCGAACCTAGCTCTTAATAAATTGAGTGGCGAATTTGATATGCCCCAACTCAAAGACATCCTAGAGGAACTGGACGCAGGGGAGATCGACATAGATATTACCGGGTTCAGCTTGGATGAGATTGGAAAGATGATGGAGGCCACTAGCCCAGAAGATGAGAAGGGTGGAGAGGGCGAGAAATGCTTGGCGTGTGGGAAGCCCTTGTGAGAAATGATAAGACAAAAAGAGCTATGCGAGAAGTGGGGGCTAACAAGGGGGGCAATCTCCCAGTTAGTAAAAGCGGGTATGCCCCTTACGAGCGTAGTCGATGCAGAGCGTTGGAAAATAGCCAATCAAAAGAAGCCAAGCAGGGCGAGGCCGATCTTGTCAGCATCAGCGAACTTATCAGAGACATCAGAGAACTCGGATGCCGAGTCGATCAAATTGGGAAATCCGCTTGGACGATTACATCGGGCGAGGAGAGCCGAGTTAGTTGCCTACTCGTTAGTTCAGAGGGCGGCCAACGAAAAAAACCCAGTCGCTATGAGGGCGGCGGTGCAAGGATGGGGCGAAGCAAAAAAGCGAGTCGCAGAAGCCGAAATGGAACACGCTCGATGGGAAGAAGTGAGCCGAGTCACAGTTCGGATGGGGGAAGTGCAGGAATGGATAACGAAGTGGCACGGAGCAATCAGATCGCTTCTGGATGCCCTTCCTTCGAGCCTAGCGGCCAGAGCAAACCCATCAGACCCAGAGTGCGCCAAGCAAGCCATCCAAGACGGAATCAATCAAATCTTCGTTACCATCCAGAAAGCAGAGGGGGCGTTTAAATGATACTAGGGCTAAAAATAGGTGTCGGAATAGTGCTTGGAATCGTGCTACTCAATGTGGCATTCTGGACTTGCATTATTCTGGCCTATCTACTCGCCACTTTATTTGAGTGCATCGGGAAGTGGATAAACAAGTGAATGAATGTTTCCTCGTCATCATCGCCACCCTCGGCTTGCTAGGATTGATTCTGCCGTTCTTTGACGAATGAAACGCTCGCCCCTCAAACGCAAAACCCCACTCAAGCGAGGGGGGAAACTACTCCGAGTGTCTGCCAAGAGACGAAAGCAAAACGAGGTCTATTCTGATGTGCGAGAGAAGTTTCTAGGCAACACACCAGTCTGCCAAGTTTGCCAAAACAAGATGGCGAGCCAAGTTCACCATAGGCGAGGGAGGTTCGGGGATAGGCTTAATGAGGTTGAGTTTTTCTTGGCGGTTTGCTTTGAGTGCCATCACAAAATCCATATGAACCCAGCGTGGGCGTATGCAAAAGATTATCTGGTTAAGAGATGAACATCGGGGCGTTCAGCCGTAGTTTCTTTGAGCCAAGAGAGCAACTATCAATTCCAGAATGGGCAGAGAAAAACCTTACGCTCTCGGCAAGGGTAACGAACATACCCGGAGCATATTCGACAACACTCACGCCCTATGTTCGTGAACCCCTAGGGGCTTTTGGTGATGATTCAATTCGGAGGGTGGTGTTGGTATGGGGGGCGCAGACCTCAAAGACTACAACGATTCTCGCTGGCCTAGCCTACCGAGTAGCAGAGCGGCCTTGCCCGGTCTTGTGGGTGATGCCCTCGGAACATCTAGCCCGATCATTTACAGAAACCCGCTGGCTTCCGATGGTGGACGATTGCCCAGCCCTAGCCAAAGAACGGCCAGAAAATACAGACCGAATCAAAATCCTAGAGCAACATTTTAAGCGATGCTCAGTCTGGTGGGCGGGAACAAGTGCCTCGGCTCTTTCTAGTCGCTCGATTGCTTTGCTCTGTATGGATGAGGTGGACAAGTTTCCAGAGCAAGCAGGGTCGGGGAGGGAGGCCAATCCGGTGCAGTTAGCGGAAGCACGAGTCAGCACCTACCCCAATCATTTAATCATAGCAACTAGCACCCCGACAACTGCCGACTCAATAATTTGGGCTGAATGGCAGAAGGGCGATATGCGTTTCTATTTTGTGCCTTGCCCCCATTGTGGATTAAAACAAAAACTAATCTGGGGACAAGTGAAGTGGGACGAGGCCGCCAAGATAGAAGATGGCGTTTATGATTATGCCCTAGTGAAATCCTCGACCTACTACGAATGCGAGGGATGCAAGGGCAAGATTCAGGACGGCCAAAAAACCAAGATGCTCAGAGAAGGGGAGTGGAGGGCAACCAATCCCAAGGGCGAACCAGCCAGACGCTCGTATCACCTCAACGGCCTATACGCTCCGTGGGTTAGCTTCGGGAGCTTGGCGGTCAAGTTCCTACAAGATAAGCACAGCGGGATTATCGGCCTGCAAGATTTCGTGAACCGAGTTCTTGCCGAGCCTTGGATGGAACACGAATCAGAAAAGATGCAGATCGTTCCCGGTGCTTACAAGATGGGCGAGGTTCGGATGGGCGATAAGCTGATTATGAGTTGCGACATTCAAGAGGCTGGGGGCTTCCACGCTTGGTGCGTTGTGAGGGCTTGGGATTTAGAGGGCAAACCAAGGCTTGTGTGGGCGGGTAGGCTAGAAACTTGGGGCGACATAAAGGCAAAACAAGACGAGTTTGGTGTTGAGGATAAATGTGTCTTAATTGATTCGGGCGATCAAACCAGAGATGTATATTTGAATTGTTGCAAGAACGGCTGGGTGGCGTTGGTTGGCTCGGACAAGACCAGCTTCTCCGAGATCGTCAATGAGCAGAAGGTGCAAAGGCCATACGCTCGAATCGCAAATGGCGACCCCTTCTCTGGTAAGGCAGTTCAATCAAGGGCGGGGTGGAAGTGGAAGCTCTGCCCGATTTGGAGATGGTCGAACCCATCCATCAAAGACATACTCTCCCAGCTTCTCAAAGAGGAGGGATTCATCGCCCTAGATACGCCGGATGTTTGGAAGGTGCATATCGAAGCAGAGGTGAAGGTAAGAGTGAAAAATCCTATGACTGGCAGGGAAAGACTTGTATGGAAGCAAGTCGGGAAGCACAATCATTTAATGGATTGTGAGTGCATGAATATCGTGGGGGCGGCACTCCACGGAAGGCTCAAAGTTTCCCCCGCAAGTTTGACAGAGGAGGTTGAGAATGGCGAAGGGTGATTTCATTGGGCTACCCCTTGCCACCCTAACTTCTCTGCGTGATAAGTATGTGACTTGTCTTGAGGCGATTGCGGTGGCTGGGTCTAGCTATTCGATAGCGGGACGCTCTTTTTCTAGGGCGAATCTTGGGGAAGTTCGTGATACTATCGCAGAGCTAACCCTTGCCATCCAGTCTGCCAACGGCACTCGTATCCGCACGACCTACGCCAACTTCTCGTGAAAAAAGCCCAGCTAAACTTAATCGATAAAGCTGTTGCCTTTCTGAACCCGCAGGGGGCAGTTAATCGTATGATTGCACGGCAAAAGCTCGTCAACTTCTCTTACGATGCGGTCAAATATACAAGGGAACGCAAGGGGCCGAGTTCGCTTTCTGGTGCGGAAGATTATCGTTCTAACTATGACCGAGTGGAGCTGATGAAAAGGGCGAGGGACTTGGCAGAGAATGTCGGCCTTGTTCGCTCCATCCTTATGAAGTTCGCCAGCCACACCGCCGCAAACATTTCCTACCAAGCCCGAACAGAAAACCCCGAGGTCAATACAGAGGTTGAGGCATATTGGGCAGAGTGGTGGGACAAGTGCGACATCTCCACAAGGCACACCGGCTCAACCCTTATGCAGGTCGCAATGATGAGTATGCTCCGGGATGGTGACTTCCTTTTCGTTTTGGTTCGCGATAAGGATGGCAACTTAAAGATTCAGGGCATCGAGGCAGATAGAGTAGGCGACCCATTTAAGGTTTATACAAGCCTAGATTTGATCGGTGGAATCCATATTGATCGGGATACTGGTGCGCCGAGTGCCTACGATATTTACAACCGAAGCATCGGGGACTTCTACACCTACCAAGCAACAATCCCCGCAAGCCAAGCCTTTCACCTATTCGACCCGCTCCGCATCGACCAGTACCGAGGAATCTCCGCTTTCCATACGGCCATAAATGATTGCACAGACATTTACGATATCGTGAACTTTGAGAAGATGGCGGCACGAGTTGCCTCTTCTCAATCCGCAGTTGTTCGCAGGAATAACAACAATGCCTCTGATCTCTCCACGCTCACAAACGATGAGAATGTTAATGGTGATACTATCAAGCTAGAAGCGATTGAGTCTGGCAAAATCTCCTACCTAGAGCCGGGTGAGGACATCGTGTTTCCCGATGGGCCGAGCCGTCCCTCTGGTGCGTTCGCAGAGTTCCACAAGATTCTCCTCCGCAATATCTGCCTTGGCCTTGGCATCCCTTACAGCTTCGCCGTTGACCCTTCCGCTATGAGTGGCCCGACTGCTCGCCTTGAGATGCAACAAGCAGGGCGAACCTTCCGCAGATACCAGAAGCTCCTAGATGATAAAGTTCTTCGACCCATTAAGAACATCGTGATTGCCGATGGGGTGGCAAGGGGATTGATTGAGAACAATGTTGGAACAAGAACGACGAAGGGCATCTTTAACTTTGGGGCGAATGTATCTATTGATTTAGGGAGAGAATCTGCCTCGGCCATCTCCGAGTTCAAGACCGGCCTCAGAACTGCCGCCGATATTTACGCAGAGAGAGGCCAAGATTTTGAGAGTGCTATGCGACAAAGGGCGATTGAGGCCAAGCTAGTGAAGGATTTGGCTGGAGAGTACGAAGTGTCGGCAGACACGATTTCCGACATTGCCGCAGAGGGATTGACCAGAGATTCACAAAAAGCACAAGCGACCCCAACAGAAGGCGAACAGACACCCGCTGGACAACCTTCGGACGAGGATATGCTCGGTGGTGCTTCACTCAATGGAGCGCAAGTTGCCTCCCTTATCAATGTTATCAATGCCGTGGCGATGGGTGCAGTTTCCAAGGAGGGTGCAGTATCTATCATCACCGCCGCCTTCCCGACCATCAGCCCAGACCAAGCAAGGGCAATCGTGGCGGGAGTCAACATTGGGACAACTATCCCCACGACCAAAGAAGAGAAACAGCAGATCGCAAAAGACCAAGAAGGGGATTCTTCGGGAGGCTCAACACCCCCAGCCCCAGAACCTACTATGCCCCCGACCGCCCCCACGGCAACCTCACAAAAAAAAAGTAGTTTAGAGATTTTAGAAAGCCTCGACCCAGCTTCTATTAAGATGCTGATTGAGGGGATGATGGGCGGGATTGAGTTAGCAAAATACGATGGGATTGATTTTACACCCCCAGAAGGAGCTAGGGATGCCGCTAAAAGAGCCTTAGATGTGCGGGAGACAAAACCACCCAGCCAAAGGGGAATGACCCCTGTTGGCCTTGCTAGGGCGAGAGATTTAATCAATGGGGTTAAGATGTCTCCCGACACCATCAAAAGAATGAAAGCCTTTTTCGATAGGCACGAAGTGGACAAGAAAGGCTCGACCTTTGCGGAGCAAGGAAAGGGCTGGCAAGCGTGGAATGGATGGGGTGGGGATGCTGGATATTCTTGGGCTAGGAAAGTAGTTGGACAGATGGAATCTAGGGACAAGAAAGAACTAGCAGAACCAGAGACTTGCCCCCTGCCCACTCAAGACATCAAAACAAATCTAGCCAATAGGCAGACAGCCGTGGACGATGCAAACTACGGCCCAGCCAATCCTAACGAACCCAACGAGGACTACTGGAAAGCCAAGGCAGACGAGTTCCAAGGCGATGTATCCACGGCAAAGAAAATGCTTTGCGGAAATTGTGCGGCTTTCAACCAAACCAGCAAACTTCTAAATTGCATAAAAGGCGGGATAGGGATTGATGCTGATGAGGTTGCGGTGGCTGGCGATCTAGGATATTGCGAGATTTTTGACTTTAAGTGTGCGGCCAAAAGGACTTGTGACGCTTGGATTGTTGGTGGGCCGATTACCGATAAGAAAGAAGAACTAGCCCGACCAGTCTCCCAAACCCCAGCCCCTCCTAAAGAAAGAATCAAAGGCTCGAAAGAAAACCCCGAAGGCACGGCATCCACAAGAAGCAAAGCAGGGGACATTGAGATTTCAGAGCAGAACGAAGAAGCCCTCAAGAACAAGATCGCCGAGTTCAAGGACAAGCACCCCGCAAGAAAAGCCCCCACCATTGGGGCATTGAAGAAAGTTTTTCGCAGGGGGGCGGGTGCGTTCTCTACCAGCTTTAGGCCAACGATTACCGGTGGGAAACCCAACTCACGCAACGCTTGGGCGATGGCTAGGGTGAATAAGTTTCTCAAGATGGCTGGTGGCGGTGAAGTCAAAGACTCCTACCGCCAAGCAGACGGCGATTTGTTAGAGGAAATATGTAGCGAGAAAACCGAGTTCGTTGCAGGCAGGGATTGTGGACAAGATGATGGCGGTACTTTCGGGCCAGATAATAAGTGTGCTGTTGGCTATGGGAGACCACCACTCAAGGGAGGCTATACTCCAACCAGACCCGGAGGGAAATTCCCCAAAGATTATAAAAGGCCAACCCAACAAGACGGCAAAGGCAAGAAACCACTTCCTCCAAAACCACCAGCACCAAAGCCACCCCTGCCACCACCGCCCCCGCCACTCCCTGCTGGAACAAAAAAGCCAACAGAAGAAAAGCCAACCATAAAATCTAAATTCCCAAATGCGACCAAGGCATATGACAGCAAAGAGAGAGCATCGCTAGACCCAGTTATTAAAGAAAATCAAAAAGAATTTGATTCGATTAGAGAAAATATAATTAAAGAGACAGCAAATGCACAGAAAGAATTAGTATCCGCAGAAAGCAAATACCAAGAAATACAACAAAATCTAAAGGAAACTCAACTTAAAATTTCAAATCTAGTCGAAACACGAGACAAGCCCGGTGTAGATGCCAAAAGTTATGCCGAGGCCAAGTCACAGCTAGAGCAAGAGTTTAATAAAAGACAAGCCTTAAAAGAGGAATTGCAAAGGCCAGAAAAACTTATGCAAGAGGCAAGGCAAAAAGTTAGGGAAATTGGGCTTAATGCCATTCGCAAGGATATGCTAGATATAAACAAACAAGACGGATTTACCCCAGAACAATTAAGCAAGGCCACAGAAGAATTAAAACAAAAACAACAAGTGGCAATAGCAACAGACAAAAGATCAATAAGAGAAAGCAAGGGCGATCTTGCAACAAAAACAAGAGAAAAAGGACAAGATGTTTTAAGATCAATCTTCAATCCCAGCATACACTCCGAATCGCTTTCAAAACCAATAAAATATTCAGGAACAAGCAGAGAATATTCAGATGGACAAACAATAGAATTTATTGATGGGACGAGAGCTGGGGCATTAAATGGAATAGTAATTAATAAAAATACAACCTTAAAGACAATACTTCACGAATACGGACATCAAGTTGAAAACGGAAGCCCAGAGGCACACGACTTGTGTTCTGACTTCCTTAAAAAAAGAACTAAAGGAGAAAAGATTGAAAGATTCCAAAGGGTTTTTAGGGGGTATGGGTTTGGAAAGAGTGAGCAAGGATCGCCAGACGATTTTGAAAAATCTTTTAAGGCTGTATTTCCAGAAAGAGAATCAAAAAAAGCCGCTTATTATGCCGGAAAGGTATATCGAGAGACAACTGTTGGGGCAAGCTCCAAGTCATTGGCAAGCACAGAGGTTTATTCTATGGGGCTAGAATTACTGCATCACAACCCAGTTAAGTTTGCTCAAGCCGACCCAGAGTGGTTTGATCTTGTGTCTGGGATTGCAACTGGTAGGCTACTCAAGAAGACAAGAGGACTTAAATAAGGCATTCTATGACTAAAATTACAATTTCTTTTTTAGGGGAAAACATCTCAATCATCATAGATGATGGAGAGATTTCAATAAACACGAAAAACAAGGCTGTTTTAGAGCTAATAGAATCCATATATTCTGACCTATTGGCATCATACAGCCCCGCAGACGGCTCTCTAGGCGGCAATCTAGCACAAGAACTGGTCAAAGTTGGGGCAAAAATTATAGAAGTCGCCGAGCCATCTATGGAAGAAGACCTAGTTTATTAGGTGCTTTTGACATATAGAAAGCCTTATGCCCCTGCCCCTACCTTCCGCAGACGAATCCGAACAAGACTTTGTATCCCGCTTTATGGGTGACGAAGAGGCAGTATCCAAGTTCCCAGATGAAACTCAGAGGGCGGCGGTTGCCTATTCTACTTACAGGGATGAGGAGATGGAGGAAATGGAGCTAGGCGGGGTGAGCATTTTGGAGGTGGGAGAGGCTAAAGGACACGACCTTTTTGTGGATAAAACAAGCCTAGAGACTGCCCTCAAACTTATGCAAGAGGCTAAAAATGGCACTAAGGCAAAGATGAATCATGGCTCTGGATTGGAGGCCGTCGTAGGTTTTTTAAGGAATCCCCGCATCGATGGAGACAAGCTGGTGGCCGACCTTCGCTTACTACGCAACTCCCCCCACTACGGCCTAATCAAAGAGATGGCATCCGAAGCCCCCGACCAGTTCGGCGTTTCCCTAGCCTTTGTGAACGAATCCGAAACCATCGAAGGCAAGGATTACATTCGCCCCCAGAGCATCGCCTCTGCTGATTTAGTTTCCAGCCCAGCCGCCACAAACGGATTGTTTGAGGAGATGGTGAAGTTTATGGAAAAACTCGGTTATGTGCAGGGAGGCAAGACCATCCCAGCCGTAGCCAAAGAAGCCGTGGAGGAAGCTCCATTTGACAAAAAGGACAAAACAAATATGGAAAACAATTATATGAAAGATATCGAGGACATCAAGGTTCGCCTAGCGGCCATTGAAGATTCGATGAAACCCAAGAACGAAAAGATGGCCGAAGCCCCTGTAGACGAGCAAGCTGTTGCCAAAGAAGATAAGGCAGTTGCCGAGGGTGCAAAAGCCGAAGGCGAATCTGTTGATGAGGAAAAGCAAGAGGAGATGAGCGAAGTCGTGAAGAAAGTTCTGACCGAGTTCGGCATTAAGCCCATCCCCGCCTCTCCTTCAATCGAAGTTCCTTCCCAGAAAAAGGAAGAACCCAAAACTTTTGAAGCTCTCGTGGCCGCCCATAGCGACTACGGAACAAGCAAGCTCAAGGCAATGAAAGCCGTGATGCTCTCTAACCCAACCGAATACACCGAGGCTCTGTCTCGTGGTATTACCAAACTCTAAAAAGAAAGATTAAATAAAATGGCTACAAATATTGACGGTGGTGCAGTTCGCACCTTTAACTTTGCTTCAGCGATCTCGGCTTACCGATTCGTTGAGGTTCATACGGATGGCACGGCTCGTGCGGCTGTTTCCGGTTCTGCTCGTTGCGTTGGCTCTACCATCAGCGATGTGGCGGCTGGCGACAACGGTGCAGTTAAGCTGTTCTACCCAACCTTTTTCGCAACTTCCGAGTATGGAATCACCGCTGGTAACCTCGTTGCTACGACTGGTTCTGGCCTCGTAACCACGGCGGCGGCTAATCTCGGCGTTGTTGGCGTTGCTCTCGAAACTGCTCTTGCTGATGCAGTAATCGAAGTTGCAGTTCCCTTAACCCAGTAATTTAACCAACCAAGAAAGAATATAAATATATGGCATATGTAAGCGGTGGAACGACTATTCGGGCAGATCTAAACCAAGCGTTGATCGAAGCCCCTCAAGCCGATGTCGGTTTGATTGGAGCGAATTTGCTCCCTTTGCAGAATGTTGATGCAAAGGCTGGAACATACCTCAAAGTTCAATTAGCTGGTGGAGAATTGCTCTCCAACAATGCACTCGCTCGTGAAAGTGGTTCTAGCTACAGCCGAGGGATTCGTTCCTTCGCCTCTGCAAACTACGCAACGAACGAGGTAGGACTTGAGGAACTCGTACCGGATGATAGTGCAAAAGATTTGAATAGGTTTTTTGCATATGAGGCCGAAACTGCGAAGTTCTTGCTTCGTCAGTTGAAGCTCTCCCACGAGAAGCGGGTGGCCGATCTTCTCTGGAACGCAACGACTCCCTTCACAATCGCTGACCAGACTCGTGCAGTTGCCTATACGCAAGCGTTAGTTGCAACAGTCGATGTGGCTCGTGATGTGGCGGCGGCCAAGTTGGCTCTTGCCCAATACGGCTATGAGTCCAACTGCGTTGCGATGTCTGCCAATGTGTTTGAGTTAATCAGACGCTCCACCCTTCTCCAAAATCAGTTCTTCGGAGTTGTCTCGAATACTGGTGCTCGTTTGCTCTCTGAACAAGAGATTGCGGCGGCTCTGGGAGTTCAGAATCTCCTTGTTGGTCGTGCGGCTTATAATACCGCTGGCAAGAACAAGACCTACTCTGGTTCGTTCATCGTTCCGGACACCAAGATCATCGTTGGTCAAGTGTCTGGTGGTGAGTTCACCGCTGGTGGAATCGGACGCACCTTGGTCTGGTCGGGTGACTCGGCTGGTGGTTTCGTCTCTGAAAGCTATCGTGACGAATCTCGCCGTAGCCAAGTGTTGCGTGTGCGTATGAACACCGACGAGGTCGTGATTGACCCGAATGCGGCGGTTCGTATCACCACAAACTTCGCCTAAAGAATTGTTGGTTGTTTCATAGGAATGG